TAAAACTAGATGACTCTTCTCCTAAAGAATAGTCGGGAGTCTTAGAAAATGCTGCACCACTAACAGGCTCATTTGTCGCATCTACATTCCATATATCTATATCTTCATTTATTTTTAATTCAGCAAACTTATCAATATTTCCATCCTCGTCTTTTTGGTCTACATAATACAAAGATGTTTCATAATTTTCAGATGTAGGAAATTGTAAACCAAACTCCTTTTTTCTAAAACTACCGTCTGCATCTGCTTTTCCATTATTTCTCATATCAGCCCAAAGCAACCAAAGATGTTTATAATCGTTTGATATATCAAGTATGCTTACATAGGACCAAAGATGTGAACCAAAAGCCGCAGGATTAAGATAATTAAAGGCTTGACTTATATATTTACATCCTACAAGATAATAATTACCACCACTAGATTGAATACCTTGATAAATAAACTTAGTTATATTATTAGTAATTGAATCTTTTATTTCCGCTACACCACTTTTATAATTACTTAAAGTACTGTAAAGAGCAGAAGTTATCTGTACTGTAGTAGCATTAATAGCAACATTAGCCTGTATAGCACAACTACCTATTGCGTCATATTTTATTTGCCCAAAATGATATTGAAACCAAAGAGAGTTAGGCATATCTCTCATCCATCTACTGTGTAATACTTTTGTCTTAACTTTATCAAAATTACCTGCTGTGCTTACTGCCGTTATTTTGTCTTTATTCCAAGACTTAGCAGTAGTAGAGGAATCTTTTAATCCTGTGTTAGATGTATATGTACCAAACTCTAAATTATCATAAGGCGTTTTAGTAGTCACACACCATATATAATTATAAGAAGTATATGTACTAAAATAATTAATTATTTTTTTAACGGTACTTACAGTATGAGAACCTGCATAATTATTTTGTGTGCTACCACTATTTTGAACATCATTAACATAAAACTTATCTCCTATTGATAACGCAGGGTCAGCGTCAAAGAAGAATGTCACAACGTCTGATACTTCATCATCTGTGTTTGGGAAATTAGGTGCTATCATATTTAACCAAAATGTTGTAAGAGCAGCCTGTACACTAGAAGCCGGTATATTAAATGGGTTAGGTGGAGTAGATGGGAATGTATTTTCTCCTTTGTATTTACCTGCGTAAACTATATTACCTACTCCTTTACCATTAGCATAGGGTACATTAGCAGCACTAAAGGTAATGTGATTAGAGCCAAAGGCTACTATTGAATAACTACCATTAGTACTAGGGTAAAATGAGTTTTTAATAATAACTGTATCTCCTGTTTCTAAACCATGTCCTGTAGGCATAGGTAATACTGTACGGCCCGATGAATCTTGGTAAAACCCTTCTACAAAAAATCCTTCGTATTGGTCCTCTAAATTATTAGGACCAAAAACTTCATTTTCGTTATTATACATTTGTATAGGGTGTCCCGAACCTAATTGCATTCTTGAATCATTTGCATCTAAGTAAGAATCATCAACATCAAAACCTAAATTACTATTAAATAGTTTTAGGGGTAAAGTACCTAACTGCATTATATTTCTAAACCCTTGTGCATCATATAACCAATAATCTGTGACTGATTCATCTTCGTTAAGACCCTTTTGCCCTACTTCCCATAATGGTATTTGTCTATCTAATAAACTTAAATTATCTTCGGCTAAAAATGTAAGCATTCTTTTATCGTGTTTTTGTTCTATAGTCAATTTATTAATTATACCCTTCCAAACAGGTCTGTCTATTCTAGGTGTTTGGTTAGCAAAAACTAATAAAGACCAATCTACCGGAGAGTTGGCGGTAAATATATCTTTTAGATTTAATAAATAATCTTGTTTTCTCATACCTCTATTTAAGTTAGCGGGACCACCGGATTCTAATTGTGCATCATCTATTATTTTTAAAGTCGCTTGTGATATACCATTAACAGGTTGTGTTATAGTCAATGCGTCTACAGGTGCGTCATAACTAGCGTAGTCCATAGCGTCAGTAAGACACCTAACTAAACCTACTCTATCTACCATAAGAGTAGTAGTAGTGCTGCTACCGGACTTTGGCTCTAGCGTTAATTGGAAACCATACATATTATCTGCTGTTCTAGTTTCATCGAATGCTTCCGCACTAACTTTTTTATCACCGTTAATATATACATCAAAAGTCTGTGCTGTATAATCCATAACAAAGTCAATATCTATCCAAGTATCATCATTAACATAATCTGTCTCAAACCCTAAAGCGTTATATTGTATAGTACCTGCGTTTGCTAAATCTATTACTTTGTCTATTGCAGCAGTATTACTATAACCCGCAGAAATATTTGTAGTAGGAAAATCAGTACTTTCAAAACCAATTTGAAATCTTAAGTTTAAATCTATTTTACCATCATTAGTAGTAGCCCCGTTAAATGACCTAGCCGCTACTCTTGTGGTAAAAGTATCTCCATCTAATCTACTATTTAAAGAACCCTTGTAAATTAATGTTGGTGTATTAACGCTACTATTGTACGCAGAACGGTATGTCTGTATAGCCAAAAAAGGTTGTCCTGATGGAGATACAACAGTACCAAAAAGTTTACTAGGGGTAGGGTCTGTATTATCAAAATCTATTTGTTCTCCCACCCAACAACCTACTAAATGCGCTCTTTGTACAAAATTACCAATAGCGTCTATTTCACCCGCTATTTTATTGTCATAATTACTTGTAGTAAAAGACTTCATGCTGCTTCTACCAAATGTAGAATCGTTATCTCCCGTACTAACGTAATATTCTCCTAAACTATCATATCCGTTAGAAAATAATAAATAATTTTCGCTAGAAACTGTGTTAAACTTATATCTATTAGCAACGTGTCCATCGGGATATTGTAGTTGCGCTCGACCTTCCCACTTTTCGGCTTTTTGTCTTGATTCATCGTAAGACAACCACTCAAAGATACCATCATTACTAAGGTATCTGTTTGCGTTATCTACGTTTTGTACATGATTAGAACCCACGTTATTTCTATCTGCTATACTAAATCTATATCTAGGATTTAGTGTGGCTTCCCCATTCATAGGATTACCATAATGGCTTTTAATTATACTATATTCGTTTGTGCTACTTGGCGCATTTACATCATCGGGTATAGCCCTAGCACTATTAAAATCATCGTAATAACCGGCCAACCACACACCATAATTAGAAACAACTTTTCTTACCATAAAATCACCTAAGAAGAAAGATTCATTCCTCTCAAACCTGCGCCCCTTTCTATTTCATCTAAGATTTGATTCGCTGCTTCTGCGGTAGTCATACCATTGAATGTATTAGTCATAATTACTTCTGTGGTAGTTATAAGGGTTTCCACCCCCTGTTGCACTACTTGTTTAACTAGATTACCTGTTAGGTTTTCCGATGAAAAACCGTAAAATAATTCTTCCCTAGCATTACTAAACTCATGTAGTGCTTCGGATGCCTCTTTATAACCGTCTACAATTATACCTAAATTAGCCTGTTCAGAGTTTGTTAAAAACGAATCTAAACCGGCTGTCCTACTTTCTATTAAAGACATTAATTCGTCAAACTCGGTTATACCTGCAAATAACCCACCTTCACGGAATAGTACCTCGTTATCTTCTTTAAATTGTTGCATAAATCTACTTCTTTCACCTTGATATAGTTTCATAGCATTTATTGCATCTACACTTTGTCTACCCCCACCACCACTATTTAAACCAATAAATCCTCTTGCCTCTCTTGCATCATCTTCGGCTTGGATTTCTGTCTTAAAATCTAAATATTTTTTTGCTTCTTTCAAAAAATCTTCATCTTGTGCTGCCCTTAGTGCTGTAATATCTAATAAGGTTAAGTTTTTACTAATTTCTCTATCCAAAAACTCTAGTCTTTGTTTATCTAAAGTATTAGTACTTTCTGCTAATTTATTTCTTTCTTCCATTAATTCTTCTAAGTGTATTTTTTGTTCTTCTAAAGTTCTATTTTCTGTTTTTAGGGCATCTATAACTTCATCACTAGATGCTGTGTATAAACTTAAATCTAAATCATTAGTTTGTTTTGCTACATCTTTACCCGCACTAAAAACTTTACCAAAAATAGTTGCTACGGCCATAGCAGCGACAGCAAGTGCAGCATAAGGACCTAATGATACAGCAGCCGCAGCACCTTGCGCTCTTAATGCAGCAGCAGCCGCAGATGCAGATGCAGCAATACCCATATTGGCCCTTGCGTGTGCATTTTTTAACAAAGTAATAAATCCTTCTTTTGCTGCTTCGTATTTACCTAATAATAATGCGTGTGTTGTAACCGCATTACCGGCTTTATCAGTAGTAGTTTTTAACATAGTTGCTTGTACCTGTGCTAATATAGCAACAGTATTTAGAATCATACCTGCTCTCATCATAGTTTGGTTCTTAGAAAATAACATCATAGCAGAACCCGTTGCTGCTATACCCATAGCAAACCTTGTTTGTGCTGCTACTCTAGCACTCATAAGGTCCATTTCTGCTCTACCTTCTGCTTTCATTCTTGCTTTACGGGCAGTTTCTCCACCTGCTAATTTTCTTTTTGATGCTTCTAGTCTGTTTTCTGCCTTTGTAGTTATTTCTAGTTGTCTTTCGTTTCTCATCAATTCCATGCTGTTTTCTGCTAATGCTTGTGTTTCTTGCTCTATTGCTAATTCTGCTTGCTTTACTGCTTGGGTTTTTGCTTCAACAGAAGGCCAAGCACTATCTAAAGAGTTTTTTAATTTATTTAATTCTTCTCTTTGTGCGGCAATACTCGCAGTATGTGTTTCATTAGATAACCTTAATTTTTCGTTATCTTCCAATATGATAGGCACTTTTGCTTTCATCTGTCTTAAATCTTCGGCATCTCTCGATATTTTTAGGGCTAATCTGTGTTGTTCCTCACGACTTAATTCTTTTAGATTAAGAGTTTGTACCTTTATATTATTATTTATATCATCTAATACTTGGTTGTATTGAAACAATATACTTGTTCCACTAATATATTGTTCGTTTTTATTACCATAGGCGTGAGTATTAATAATTTCTTCATTATTTAATGCACCTAATATAGTACGGTATGTATTCATAGCAACACTAAGCATTTGTACATTAACTTGTAGTGCTATTACCGGACCTACTATGTTTTGCATACCTTGTGCGGCAGCAAATAAAGGTGTTATTACATCACTTAAAGGACCTGTTAATAAACCTGCTATTTCTCTATTAAACATAGCCTGTTTTTGGTTTGCTAGTGTTAAAGAAGGCATAAGTGCATCTCCTATAGCACCTGCATATTTTTTAACCTGTGCTTCGGATTGCTGTAATGCGAAAAGATTTGTGTTTTGCCTTCTTTGTATTTCCTCTAATGCAGGTGAAAGCCTAATCAAAGCCTCAAACTCTAACTCTAATGTTCTATTATAGTTTTCGCTTAACTTTAAGAATCTAGTATAGTGTCTATTACCTGCTACTTTTTGGGCTAAATCCATACGTTGTTGTTCATTTAATTCGGGGTATATATCATTTAAATCCCTAAATATATCAGAAAGACTTCTTAGTACACCGTTTGAATCTTTTGTAGCAATACCTAAATCATGGAATGCGTCTGCTGCGCCGCTTGTGTTAGCACCTAACCTAGCGTATATCATACGCAAAGCACGACCACCCTTACCTTGTTCTTCACCGGCTTCAATAAGTGTAGCCGACATAGCGGCCATACTAGCAATAGATTGTCCGGCTAGGTGAGCCTGTGATGCGAATTGATTCATAACAAAAGTTATTTGATTCATCGTAGCAACCGACCTATTTTCAATTGTGTTAAGTTGGTCTAGGATTTCCATTGTATCTCTTCTTATAATATTGCTTTTCTTTTCAGCAGACATATTTTCTTCAATAGACTTTGTCATAAAGTTTGTTTGTTGCTGTAAGTTTACCATACGTTGCATAGCCGCTTCGGTGTCCATATCAGATATAAGACCAAACGCCATACCCATTTCAGTACCCGCACCCATAGTACCCGCACCTAAAACACCGGACAGTTGAGCCATTTTTGCCGCAGCCCTAAAGGACTCATCGGCAGCAAAACCAAAACCTAAACCTATTTGTTCTACTTGTGCTGTAACAGTATCTATATCTTCACCGGCAGAAATAAACTTTTCCATTTGTATTCTTGCTTCTTCAATTTCTTCTGCGACAGGAACGGTAGCATCTACCAACGCTGTCATTTGGTCGCCAATAGCGACTGCTGCATCCTGTACACCCATTATAGCATCTAGCATAATAGATTGGAAAACAGTAGATGCCGCTTTAGCATCAGTAATTAATCTTTTTGCTTGGAAAGTACCAATAACATCGAACATTACTCTTGATGCACCGGCTACTTGTATTACAAATAAAACAGCCACAAACAAAGGCATTAGATTCATAAAAGGTAATATCAACAAATCATTCATTTTTTCCACTCTCGCCCCTAATAGGCACCCCGCTATCTCTAAGTGCTTCTAGTAAATCACCACCGTTTGATAATAGTTTTCTTTGTTCTCTTCTTTGTTTCATGCGAGAGACTGCGCCTTTAGCGTCAGTTTTAGAGTCTTTTGTAGCAGCAGTTATTTGTTCGCCTATTTCACTAGCAATTATTAAATCTAATTCCATTTTGTATGAACCGCCCTCGCAATCATACCTATCCCATAGGTCCGAGGGTAAAACCCCCTTGTAAGCCATACATAGAGAGGGGGCTACTCTAATAAAGTTTATAAAGGGACTGCGCCCTCGTCTACATCACCACGAACAAACGCTAAAATACCATTTAATTCATCTATTGTAAGAGTATCTAAATCAAAATCTTCATCTAAAATACAGTCGGGAACCCACGCTCTAATTTGTCCTTCCATTCCTGCATCCATTTCATCAAGCATTGTAGCAAACTCTTCATTTTGTTCATCTGTCCAATCAGAAGGGTCGCCGGCGTGTTTCATTTTTCTAAAGGCTCTAGCCTGTAGATTTGTTATTTTGAGTTTAGCCATACCGGATGCTTGTTTGACCCATATTCTTGTTCCATCATTTAATTCTATTTCTTTTTTTAGTACCGGCATTTCTATCACTCCTTCTTTTTTCTTTTGGCTGTTCCGCCTCGCTTATCAGACGGATTGTTCCATCCTCTTTAATTTCCCAAACACCTAAAGTGTTTATGAAGGTATTCCTATCATTCATTCTTCTTCATCTTCTTTTGGGGTAAAAGAACGGGGTAATGCTTTCATTACTTTATCCCATTCCATAGAATTAATTGCTTCTTCTCTTGTAGGTGTTTCTATTATTCTATATCTTAACATACCTAAAGCATAGCCTTCTTTTCTTCTTGATTCTTGCGACCACCACCAAACATCTTCGGCAGGGTGTTGTCCTAATGCTGCGGCTAGTACTTCTATATCTTTACTTGCTACTAATACTTTCATTTTTACACCTTATTGTTTTTTAGATTTTTTAGCAGCCTTTTTCTTTGGTGCTGCTTTCTTTTTTCTCTCGATAAGTTTTTCAACTAATCTACCATCTTTTATTTCTTTAGACCAAATGTTTCCTTCTTTATCTTCGTATGTTTCCATCTTACTCACCTTATGTTTATGCTACATCAATCCATACTACGGTCAATGTAATAAAATTACTATCTTTCTTTCTTGAAGTATCACAAGAAATTACTACGTCATCGTTGGCTATTGCAGCCCTAAATGCTGTTTGTACTTCTGCTGCTGTACCTGTAAAAGCATTTACCTTTAGTTTGGTTTTGTCTGCAATTACTGTACCACCATTGTTAGCCATACTTAATCACCTCAATATGCTGCTGTTTGTATATTTGCACCCGCTAGAGTCATACTTAATGACCTACCGGAAGAAGGATTCATTAGTGCTGTAAAGTTTACAGACATTGTGTTTGTGTCTCTACCACTTACACTTGCACCTGTTGGTGCTTCAAATTGTAAATGACTAAACTCAATAGTTAATATATTTGCTGCTACATCTTCTTCTGCAAATGTTAGTTTCATAACAGGCGCACCACTAGCACCGGCATTCATTAGTGCTAATCCACCTTCTGCTGTCATTGATTGATATGTAGGTTCAGTTGCTACTTGTGTGTAAACTACTTCGTTAAACTCAATACTACCGCTAACTTCCATTAATTGTGAAGCAGGTGCGGTTCTATAAGTACTACTACCTAGACCGTATGAATTATCTGTATCTCTATTTAAAGATACGTCAAAAGAAATTGATTTTACTTTTCCTGTTGCGGTTCCATCAACTGCACCACTACCTGCACTAAAATAAACATTACCGTTAGCAAAATGTAAAGCGTTTAATGCTACACCATCAAAACTAGGGACTACTAAATCTCCTACACCGGATTCTGCCCTACCTACAAAGTCTACACCTAACATAACGTATTCACCAACATTTGCAGATAGACTTAATTTATCAACCATCATACCTGTAAATGTATGTTGTTTATCTTCTCTACCTACTACTACGGTAAAAGAAGGGTATTCAATTTTATATGCTTCCGAAGCACTAAAAGTACCGGCACTATGAGCCGAAGTATATCTGTATAAATCGTTTTGGTAATATACATATTCCCCTACTGCGTAAGACGTACCTGTATTAAAAACACGTGTATTACTTAGATTATTACTAGCGTATGAAGCAGCCTCAAACTGATGAGAGTTAGGGCTACCTGTTGTGACTTTATCATCCGGTAAAATACTATGGATTAACATACCCAAGAAATCATCTACTTGCATAGCAAGATTTAGACTACCTGCGGAGTATTCTGTTCCTGTTTGTATTTTAGCAGCAATTTGCCTACTAATGTCATTTCTACTCATCATTTCTAATGTAGTTTCTAGCGATTCATCGTCTACTTCTCCAAAAATTGCTGTTCCGGGGCTGCCGCCGTAAGAACCTTCTTTTGCTATGGAAACATATCTATTTAAAAACTCAACCATAATATTACCTCTATGTAATCATTACAACGCAGGGAGTCTCTTATCAATATTATCGCTGTCTCATATCTATTCTACGCATATACGTTAGATTTAGTGTGTGTACACATACTGTTTCATCGTCATCCATTTTTGTATCAAACTCGGCGTTATAAGATATAAGACTATCTGTAGTACCACTTACCCCTGTTTTAGTATATAACTCATCGAATACTTCTCCTAATATATTTAAGCCTTGTCTATAAGCATTTTCGTAGTTTGTACCCCTAGTTGTAACATAAACAACAACATCATAATTTTGTGTAGTTTTAGAACCTGCTAGAGAATCAAAACTAGGAGATTCTACACTAGGTACTATAACGTGGATATTAGGTACAGTATATCTGTTTATCATTTCAGAGGAAATATCATACCCATACATAATATTACTGTCCGGTACTTGTGATTTTAGATATATTTTTTCTGTATTTTTAAGTAAATCAACAATACTAATACCCATTCTAGGTACTGCGTTTTGTGCAAAAGCACTTGTCATTAATTCTTCGGGAGTAAATGCACCAAACTTAGAATAATATACATTAGACCATTTTATATTACCACTTGTATTACCCCATTGTACAATTTTAGATGAACCACTAGCACCTGTAACACTACTAAATATATCTTCGGCGTTATCATCTTGTATAATTTCATGTACATACATTTTAGCAACACCTGTAGAATCTAAAGTTAATCTTAAAACTAAAGGAACAGGTTTACTTTCCGTTAAAAGTAAATCTAAATTACTTACTGTCACGGTACTATCTCCTACTAATTTTAAAGATGTAGCATTACCTGTACCCTTTACTTCTACTTTATGCGTACCGTTATCTAATTTTATAAGTACTTCGTCATTATTAGGTGCGGTAGTATAAGACAAACAAGCAACAAATGTGTACGCTGTATTAGTTGTAGGTGTTATTGTATATGTTCCGCTTGTTATAACCCAATTACCACCGGATGCAGAACCACTACCGGATGCAGCAGTCCAAACATCTTGAAAATTACCTGTCAAACCCGTAGGGTCTGTACCATTCATTCTACTATTCCAATATTGTGTTGTCTTTGCTACTGTCATATTTATTGCCCCTTTAATCTTGCTTTCATTGTACCCGCTAACGGACTTGTTTTTCTAGGAAAACTATATACCCTTTTAGCATAAAGTTGAGTAAGTGATTTTTTCTTTCTTGTCATTCTACTACCGAAAACACCTGTTGGTTTTTGTGCTGTAGTCAATTCCCCTGTTTTGGGGTCCATTGGTGTACCTTTGTCAAAAGAACCTACTTGAATACTAGCCATTTGAGTTATAGGTAAGTTTTGTGCCGGCCATGCGTATGTAATTCCTTTTTTATTTTTGTGGTAATAACCTAAAGAATCACCTAATGTTTCGTATATATCCCCATCTTGTTTTTGTGTATTACCATGCCACTTAGATTTTAATTTTGTATTACTAGAAGTTTGGCTTTTCATAACATAATATTGGTCTTTTGTTAATTGTATTCCTTCGTTAGTAGCAATCCTTAACGCCATTTTTCCCGCTTCGTATGTATCATTTGCTACAAAAGCATTTATTTTTTCAAATACTTTACCGTCAAATATAGTAGTAAATCCTAAAGTTTCCCTTTTATTAAAACCTCTATCTCTACGGCCCGGTTGCGTTGCGGTTTTTCCTTTTTTTGATATTTTACTAAGACGCATAGAAAGTTTTTTATTTGTCTGTAAGTTTATATGTTCTCTAAGTTTTTTCTCTTGTTTTTTTACTTGGCCTTGTACATTTACCCTAGCATCAGCCATTAAAGGTAATTTAGGATAACCCGGATATTTTCTACCTTTTAACTGTACATAAAAAGGTGCAGATTTATTACTACTTCCTTTGTTATCTTTCTTAGCCATATTTTTACCTCAAGAAAAACTACCTAAATGAGCCAATCTTGTTAGGTTATTTACGCCTCTTTCTCTTAATATATTACCTCTTAGATTATCTCCTGCCGTCTGCATAGTAGATTCATCTTCCATGTAGTACGCTGCTGATATATCCGCACATATTTCTCTAAGAACGTGTGCAAACTCACCCTGTTGTACTGTAACACCACTTGCGTGTGCAATAGAAACTCCTGTGACACCTGTTAAATCATTACTAGATTTTCCTGTCCAAGATATTGTATCTCCGTCAATATTACCACTACCCGCAGTAGCAAAAGCACTTGCGCTTGTTAGTGTTATAGTAGTAGCACCTACTGATACAGCCCCGTTAGCGGTAGTTTCTATAACAATAGGATTAGACCTACCATAGTCATTATAAACTTGCTCTATTTCAATAGAGGCTCTACGAATTGCTACTTGTAAAGTATTACCTGCTTGTATTCTTTGGGCTGAATTAAGACCTAATCTAAGGCCCACATCACTTGTAGAACAATAATAAACCATTTAAACCAATAACTCCTAATAATAATAACGTGTTAAACCAAAGCATACGCTTGTTTGTAGTTTGGTATTCCTTAAGTGTCTTTTCAATATTACTAACTGTGACAGATGTACTAGCAGATGTAGAACCTAGATGTTTTACCCAAGTATTCCATTTTTCTATATCGCTAGTCATATTATCACATTTGTGTAGAAATACCCATAGCCCCTGCTACTATTGCTATTAAGGTAAAAATAATTTTTTGCATATTTCCCATATATGTACCTATTAAACCATTAGTTATTTCTAACTCGGTAGCCACTTTAGCAAGCCCTGTTTGCATACTTACTTGGGATTGTACTAATTGTTCAATTAATCTTTCGTGTCTTTTTACAGACTCTTCTAAATTGTCTAATCTTATTGAGACAACATCAGAGTCAGCCACTAAGCCTCACCCATGTGTGCTTCTAATCGAGCCACAAGGTCTGCTTTTTTGCCTTTTACTGAAAGACCTGCTTCTTTTAACTTCTCTTTCAATTCTGCAACATTATGAGAGTCAAGAGTTTTTTCTATTTTCTCTATCTCTTCTTTTGCTTCTTCGGCTTTCTCCTTAACCTCGTCTACTGAATCTAATAATTCATCTAATGTTATTTTTCCATCAGCATTTAGTACTAGGTATTTTTTATATAAAAATACACCTATACCCGCTAATGCTACTAAAGATAACAGTATCAATTCTATATCATCTAATAATGATGAAGAATCTAGGGCTATGCAATCTATTGTTTCGTTAAGTGCATTTAGGCACGTTTCTTTTGTTGTGTTAGTTGTGTTATTCATTTTTATTCCTCTCTATCGTATATTACTTGCTTAACTGCTGAATGCGGTATAACTGTAAATGCTCTTTCGCTGCCTCTTCTATAAATCTTGAACCCATGAGGTGTCTCTTCAATGTTTACATTGGTATATGACTTTTCGGGCGCAATATACACTATTTTACCTGTTCTTACTTCTCCCAAAAAATCACACCCAACGTGGACCTTCGGCCCATCCTACTAGGCTTGTTCTACTACCTTTAGTAATAGGTGCTACTCCGTGTTCATAGTAAGACAAGAAACATATTACTGTACCTTTCTTAGCAAGTGCTATTGGGTCGGGATTTTGTGTATGACTAAATGTTAATTCTCCACCTTCATAATCTTCGGGGTCTGATAGTTGTACGACAATACTTACTTTTCTGTGCATACCATCTTGTCTGTTCCAATCAATATCGTGGTGCATACCATAGTGGTAGCCTATATCCATATATTCTGTGAATTGTAATGGTGGTAAATAAGATACTTCTACACCAAAATGTTCATTTGCTTTTTCTATATACCACATCATTTGTTCTGTAAGAGGTTTGTATTTTTCATCTTGTAGCCATCTTATTTGTGTTTTTCTGTGGCTATCTTCTTTACCTTCACCTGTTCTAAAGGTAGATGCCGCTTGGGGTTCTGCTTCCTTTGCCGCCTCAATTATTTCATTCACTATTTCTTCACTCAACGCTTCTTCCCACATTATCCATGCAGGATGTTCCATCATTTCTGACATAACGTACCATTACATCATAGGGTATTTAAGGAGTACCTTATCAACTAAGACCTATTCCTGTTACGCCAACGGTTATTATATTACCATTTGCACCCGTAATTGTCATTGTTCCGTTTCTACTATGAACTTCTATAGAAGCAACTGTAGTATTTATTTTTCCACCATCAATAATTAAAGGAATACTTGCACCGCCGCCGCTACCACTTGGTCCTGTAGGACCCGTTGGTCCTGTAGGTCCGGGTGGTCCGGCAGAACCATTACTTCCACTTGGTCCGGTAGGTCCTGTTTCTCCTGTATTACCTTTAGCACCACTAGGTCCTGTCGGTCCGGTAGGTCCGGTAGAACCACTTGGTCCTGTGGGTCCTGTTGGACCTGCTGCTGCCCTTGATACACCCTGTGCTTCTTCTAATTCTCCATAATCAAACCATGATGGAATGCTAGGGAAAACTCCGTCATCGTGAAATGATGATTTTGTACTAATAGAAGATAAGTTTTTCATACCCGTTCTAAATGTATCTAATTCGGTTTTTTCTGAATCAGATAAAGCGTCATAATAGTTTTCACCGTATGCGTTTTCTATTCTTTTTAACCATTCTCTTTGGGTTTGTTTTAATGCTTTTTCTGCTGCATCTGCATTTTTAAAGTTTCTAGTCATGTTATCAATTCTCCCTCACTTCAAAGTAAAATGTGGCTCTTAGTCTACCTATTTGGTTAGTGCTTGAATAACCACTAGGTGATGTTACTCTTAGGTTAAAAGTATCACCTGCGGCAAAATCTAAATCCGGTGAAGCACTTCTTGTGTAAGAATTACCGCCGCTTCCTGTTGAAGCCCAAGAATATGTTGTAGCCAAGTCCGAACCATTCTTTGTAATCTTATGAGTAAATGAAGTTGAGCCTGTTTCCGCACCTACATTACCTACAAACCATTCTATCTTTTTTAGTCTGCAAGCAATAGGTAAAATAGTACCTACAGGATTTGTTGATGAATCGCTGTTATCTACGTTATTCATACCTGCACCAAAAGACCATCTCCAACCGTTTCTAAGTGATGAAGTATAGTATTGGTCGTTCCATTCTGCGACTATTAACAACCTACCCGGAGATGCAAATAAAGTCCATCTTGAAGAAGTATCGGGGTCATTACCAACCGCAGTAGTATTTGCTATGTAAGTCGCACCTGCATAAAGAACAACATCCCCCGCCGAATAAACAGTCGAAGCCGAATAAACAGTAGGTGCGGAGACAGAGCCGCTAGGTCCTGTCGGCCCTGTTGGTCCTGTCGGGCCTGTACCACCTGTTGAACCCGGCGGTCCAGTAGGCCCGTCATTCCCCGTAGGTCCGGGTGGACCCGCACCACCAGTAGGCCCAGTAGGTCCGGTAGGCCCTGTTGGGCCAGTAGGACCCGCATCGCCTGTTGCACCTTTTGGTATGCCGAAAGCAAAAGATGTTGCTGCATTAGGTCCACTAAGAGTGACAGTTGGAGTTGCCCCTGCGCCGAGTGATGTTGCCGTAGCAACTCCAAACCCTGCTGCCGTACCCTGTGGCCCAGTAGGACCCGGTGGTCCAGTAGGTCCAGTAGGTCCAGTAGGACCAGTTGCGCCTTGTGGTATAGTAAATGCGAATACTTTAGCAGTATCGGGGCCACTTGTACTAACCGCAATAGGTCCTGTACTAGCAGACGCACTACCAAACCCTGCTGCTGCCCCTGTAGAACCTGTAGGGCCGGGTGGTCCTGTTGGTCCGGTTGGGCCGGTAGGGCCTATCGGTCCTGTCGCACCTTGTGGTATAGTGAATGCAAAGACTTTCGCTGTATTAGGGCCGCTAGAAGATACGGCTATTGGTCCTGTGGTTGCTGTAGGTGTTCCAAATCCTGCGGCCGGCCCTGTTGCACCTGTTGGTCCTGTTCCGCCGGGTGGTCCGGTAGGACCTGTAGGACCCGGTGGTCCCGTAGGACCTGTTGCACCTTGAGGAATAGTAAAAGCAAAAACCTTTGCGGTGTCGGGGCCGCTAGAAGAAACTGCTATAGGTCCGGTACTAGCGGTTGGAGTACCAAAACCTGCTGCTGAACCTGTTGGACCTGTGTTGCCTGTAGGACCGGGTGGACCTGCGCCGCCCGAAGGACCGGGTGGGCCTGTTGCACCTTGAGGAATTGTAAACGCAAACACCTTAGCAGTATTTGGACCACTAGATGAAACATTAATAGGTCCTGTTGTAGCAGTAGGTGTTCCGAATCCCGCAGCCGCACCCGTAGGACCTGTACCACCATCGTTTCCATCATTACCTGCCGGTCCGGTAGGACCTGTTGGTCCGGGTGGCCCTGTAGGTCCTGTGCTTCCGGGTGGAATTGTAAAAGCAAATACTTTTGCGGTATTAGGACCACTACTAGATATGGCTAAAGGACCGCTACTAACACTTGGTGTTCCGAATCCCGCAGCACTACCTGTCGGTCCTACAGGTCCACCGCTACCTGTTGGTCCGGGCGGTCCGGTTGGCCCCGTAGGTCCGGTTGGGCCTGTTGGTCCGGTATCTCCGGCAGGTATAGTAAAAGCAAAGACCTTTGCTGTATTTGGCCCACTACTACTTATAGAAAGAGGACCGGAAGAAACACTAGGTGTCCCAAATCCTGCTGCTGTACCTGTTGGTCCGGTTGGTCCTGTACCACCATCGTTTCCGGGTGGACCGCTAGGACCGGGTGGACCTGCGGGGCCTATAGGTCCTGTTCCGCCGGGTGGAATTGTGAATGCGAATATTTTAGCGGTGTCCGGTCCACTAGAAGAAATTGCTAAAGGTCCTGCCGTCATAGTAGGTGTTCCGAATCCGGCTGCTGCACCTGTAGAACCTGTGCTACCTGTAGAACCTGTGCTACCCGGTGGACCATTAGGTCCTGTAGGGCCTGTAGGGCCTGTTGGACCTTCATCACCTTGTGTACCCGGTGGACCTGTCGGTCCTGTTCCACCACTAGGTCCGGGTGGACCTGTAGGACCTGCACTTCCGGTATCTCCGGTGTCTCCTTTGTCACCTGTTCTAGCAAAAGTCACCATAACATCTTCACCATCTGAAAATGGTGATGTAGCAGAAGAATCTATTGTACTTACTGTTATGTCAAAGTAGCCCGAATCTTCTGATAAAGAAGTAATAGTATGTAAAGTAAATTGGCTTGCATCTGTTAAATTACTAATTTTAACGTGTCCTTTTATAGCAGATGTAGAATCATCTATTGTACGAAGGAATGATTGAATATCTGTTCCGTCTAAATCGCTGTCATCTATATAGATTCTAGTAGCAGATGATTGAGTAGCGTTGTTTAGTTTTACCTTACCTGCGCCGGGGTCGCTGTCTGTTGTATTTGTAGAGAAATCATATTTAAAGGATGCGCCACCGAAATTACCGTCTGCCCCTGTAGGTCCTGTTGGTCCGATAGAACCTTGACTTCCTGTACTACCCGGTGGCCCTGTTGGACCTGTCGGTCCGGTTGGTCCAACGGGACCTTGACTTCCTGTAGGACCTTGCGGTCCCGTAGGTCCTGTTGGCCCTGCCGGAATTGTAAAAGCAAATACTTTAGCACTATCCGGCCCACTTGTTGCTACTGCTAAAGGACCTGTAGTTATGGTAGGTGTCCCAACACCTGCTGATGCACCCGCCGGACCCGTAGGGCCTGTAGAACCTATACTACCTGTTCCGCCCGGTGGACCTGTTGGTCCTGTAGGACCCGTAGGCCCTGTAGGGCCGGTAGAACCCGGTGGAATTGTGAAAGCAAATACCTTTGCCGTGTCTGACCCACTAGAACCTATTGCTAACGGACCACTAGATACTGTCGGTGTACCAAATCCTGCTGCGACTCCGGTAGGTCCTGTATTACCCGTAGTACCTTGAGGCCCTGTAGGGCCGGTTGGTCCTTGAGAACCTGTAGGTCCATTTGGTCCGGGCGGTCCTGCGGGACCTGTACTTCCTTGAGGTCCTGTAGGCCCTTCTGCACCTGTTCCACCTTGAGGTCCCGTTGGACCATCCGGTCCTGTGCTACCCGGCGGTCCTGTCACACCTATAGTACCTTGACTACCTGTTGGGCCTTGAGGTCCTGTTGGTCCTGTAGGACCGGCAGGTCCGGTGTCTCCTTTATCACCCGTTCTTGCGAATGTTACCAAAATATCTTCCCCCGCACTAAAAGGTGATGTAGCAGAAGAGTCTATACCACTTACTGTTATATCAAAGAAACCTGTTTGTTCACTTAGTGAAGAAATAGTAAATATTATAAATTGTGAAGCGTCTAGTAAATTACTTATCTTTACATGACCCTTTATTGTAGAAGTAGAATCGTCTATTGTTCTCATAAAAGATTGAATATCACTACCGTCTAAATCGCTATCATCAATAACAATATGTGTAGCAGCATTTTGTGTAGCACTATTTAATCTTAGTTTACCTGCGCCGGGGTCTGCTATACCATTAGCAGTATCAAAATCATATTTGAATGAAGCACCACCAAAATTACCATCCGGTCCTGTCGGACCTGTTGAGCCTGTAGGGCCTGTAGGTCCTGCTACACCTTGTGAGCCTTGCGGTCCCGTAGGTCCTTGAGGACCTGTATTACCTGTTGTTCCTTGTGGACCTTGAGGCCCATCGGGTCCGGTAGAACCTTGCGGTCCTGTAGGACCAGTTGGTCCTGTCGGACCTGCTACTGTAGAATCTGCGCCCGTAGGTCCTGTTGGTCCTGTACCCCCTGTTGGACCTGTACCACCTGTAGGTCCTTGTGGGCCTGTCGGTCCTGTTGGGCCTGTAGAACCTTGCGACCCTGTAGGGCCTTGTGGTCCTGTAGCACCTAATTGACCTGCCTGTGCAAAGTCTACAACATATTTTGTGTTGTTTGTTATAGTACCTGTTTGACTAGCACTTACAGGACTTACACCTAATGTGTACCATCCGGTATTGTCTGTAACGCTATTAACTATAAATGTAGCAAACTGCTCTACATCTCCGCCTCGATGTTGTATTTGTAATGAACCTTTTCTAGTGTTATTAGATAATCCTACAAAAGTAAACCAACCATCTTGATTAACACCCCCCGCATCTTCTTCATCTATATAGATTTCAGTAATGTTAGCAAATGTAGCATTGTCAAATCTCATAAAACCCGAACCGGGGTCGGCTTCTGTTACAGTAGTAGAAAACTTCCAAACTAAACCTACTCTAGTACCTGCCGGACCTGTAGGACCTGTTGGGCCTAAAGGGACTGTAAATGCAAATACTTTTGCTGTGTCCGGTCCACTTGCACTTACCGCTAAAGCACCTGTTGTAATAGTCGGTGTGCCTACACCTGCCGCCGCACCTGTTGGACCCGTATTACCTTGTATTCCTTGTGAACCTTGAGAACCTGTACTACCTGTAGAACCCGTAGAGCCTGTCGGTCCCGCCGGTCCTTGTGGTCCTGTAGGCCCTGTCGGTCCTGTAGGACCTGTATTTCCTTGAATACCCTGAATACCTTGAGGTCCTGTAGGGCCTGTAGCATTATTTTGATATGCAATCCACGTATCTTGTGTAGCACTATGCCTTACATATACTTTTTGATTTTCTATTAAGGTAAAAGTACCACCTGTACCCGGATTAATAACCCCTTCACCTACAAGAGAAACTACTGTACCTGCATCAGTACCAATAGTGACACTACCGCTACCTTCATTCATAATTTGTAATTCAGTTAATCCTACCGGAAAAGGAACGGAAGCGTATGTAGGTAATGTGTATGTATATGCAGAAGAGTCAGTATGTATAACCATCCGTGCTTCGTCTGCTCTAGTAAATGTATAATTAGTATTTTTTGTTTCTAGTGGTCTAACGTCTGCCGACCTACCACCTGCTGTAGCACCATCACCAATAAAAACACCATTAGCGGCTGAACCTGTATTTGTATCTAGGAATATTTGTTCTTTAGTAGGTGTGACACCCGCCCTTTGGGTAGTGGTAGCAGTAAAAAGATTTTTATTACCTGTTAGTGCCATATACTTTCCCTCTTTTATTGTTTAATAATTATATCACTAATGCGCCCATGATAATGATACCACTATCATTATTACTTACAACTAAGTCGCCTATATCAAGTGTTCCACCGCCACCGCTTTCTCCACCTGTGTTAGTAGCCCAAACAGGACTGCCACTATTTATAGTAAGCACCGTTCCTTCTGAACCTGCGGCTAAGATTGTCATATCATCGTGTCCCTGCCCCACTAATATTGCATCTTTAGTAATAAACTCTCTCCCTGTACCCCCCTCTACGACAGAAGTTGAGGGTGGTGTGTTTCTACTGCGGTAAATACCATCAGATACTTGAGAAAAGTTCCAATCTCCTTTTACCGTAGGTCTTTTTACCGTGTGTATATCAGCACTTTGTTTTGATTGTGAATAAGGACCATATAATACACCATCAGTTTCTATGACTAATTCATTACAAGTTAGTGTTCTACCATCAGATATAATCCAATCGTGTGTAGATGCCTCAATAACTACTTTGTTATATTTGACGTTAAACTTTTTTGTTGTAGAATTACCGTAGGTTGTATCTCCGTTTACAGGTAAAACTTGATTACTAGAAGTAGCGGTATAATGTACAGTAGTATTACCCCAATTATATTCTTCATTGGCTATGCTAATAGTGCCTTGTAATTTAAATATTTTTGATAAATCATCTGTATCAATTGTTTTAGGACTTACTTTTACGGTAGAAGGAATAACAAAATTACCAATATCTACAGAACCGTATGTATTCCATACTGCGCCTGTTCTTGTATATATGTGTTCGGGACTAAATATAGCACTACCGGATGCAGTAGCCAATGTTATTTTAGGGTATTTACCGTCTGTTAAAGTCATTACACCACCGGAAGGTAATGTAAATGTTATTATA